ATGTACAGCTTTTTGGATTCCCCCCTGCCCGTACCGTATGACGCGGCCGTGCAGGTGCTCGCTCTGCCTGTGTGCGGCGTGAGTGTGCGCGCGGGGTTTCCATCGCCTGCTGACGACTTCGTGGTGGAGCGGCTGGACATCATGCAGTTGCTGGTGAAGCACCCTCAGGCCACCTACTTCTGGCGGGTGCGGGGCGACTCCATGCGCGACGCGGGCATTGATGACGGCTGCATCATTGCCGTGGACCGGGCGATCAAGCCCAAGCACAACAACATCGTGGTGGCCATCGTGGACGGCGAATGCACGGTGAAGTTTTTGCACCAGCGCGCCGGCCGCATCAAGCTGCGCGCAGCCAACCCCACCTATCCCGACATCATCCCCCGCGACAGCCAGACCATTGAGGTGTGGGGTGTGGTGAGTGGGTGCGTGAAGCTGTTTCCCACCTGATCTGATGGATGGAGGCCAGCATGTACGCGCTGGTGGACGGGAATAATTTTTACGTGAGCTGCGAGCGGGTGTTCCGCCCCAGTCTGAACGGCCGCCCGGTGGTGGTGCTGAGCAACAACGACGGCTGCGCCATCGCCCGCAGCAATGAGGCCAAGGCCCTGGGCATCAAGATGGGGGCGCCGTGGTTCCAGATCCAACACATGGAGGAAACCCACGGCCTGGTGGCGCTGAGTGCGAACTTCACGCTGTACGGCGACATGAGCGACCGCATGATGAGTCTGGCGGCGGGCCTGGGTCCCACGCAGGAGATTTACAGCATCGACGAGTCATTCATCGGCCTGCAAGGCGTGCGGGGCGATCTGACCAAACGCAGCCAGGCCATCCGCGACCGCATCAATCAGTGGGTGGGCATCCCCTGCGGGGTGGGCATCGGACAGACCAAGACACTGGCGAAGCTGGCCAATCACATCGCCAAGACGGCCGAGCGTAAACCGGGCAGCTACGCCGCCGAGCTGGCCCAAGTGTGCAACCTGACCACCCTCCCCGCCCAGGACCTGGACGACGTGCTGGCCGCCACGATGGTCGAAGAAGTCTGGGGCGTGGGCCGCAAAATCGCGGCACAGCTGCATGAAGGTGGAGTGCATACCGTGCTGGACCTGGCCCGGCTGGACCCGGCCACCGTGCGTAGGCGCTGGAGCGTGGTGCTGGAGCGCACCGTGCGTGAGTTGCAGGGCATGCAGTGCATTGACCTAGATGACGCACCGGCGCCCAAAAAAGAGATTGCCTGCACCCGGTCATTCGGCCAGGCGGTGACAGACCTCCCCCCTCTGGTGGAAGCCGTGAGCGAGTTCGCCAGCCGCGCGGCCGAGAAGCTGCGCAAGCAAGGCAGCCTGGCCAGCCAGCTGCTGGTGTTCTGCCACACCTCCCCTTTCCGACCCGGACCCCGATTCAACCGCAGCATCGTGGTGCCGCTGCGCCGCCCGACGGCCGACACCGGCAAGCTGGTGTGGGCCGCCACTGCTGGCATGCGGCGCATCTATGAGCCCGGCTTCAAGATGGCCAAGGCCGGGGTGATGCTGCTGGACCTGGTGCCGGGCTGCGTGCTGCAGGGTGAACTAGACCTGGAGGAAGAAGACCAGCGGGACCGGACCAAGCTGATGGTGGCGCTGGACACGCTCAATCAGCGCTATGGCAAGGGCACCGTGCATTCAGGCGCCACGGGCGGCACCAACAAGGGCAAGGACTGGGGGATGAGGCAGGAGAGGCGCACGCCGCAGTACACCACGCGGTGGGCGGACGTTCCCACCGCGCGGGCGTAACATTTGCAAACGAAGAAGGCTACGTAAAGCTATACACCTATGAAAGGAAAAGTGATGAATTCTGTTCAGTGGCCGGACGATTTGATGCAGAGAAGAGATTCCGGAGATTTTCTGTACAAACTCATTCAAAGCAAATATGAGTCTTACATAGCCTCAAACAAGAAAGCTTCTTTGACGTTCGCTTTAGATGGCGACTGGGGGACTGGCAAATCGTTCTTTATCGAGCGATGGAGCGAAGACATAAAAAATGGAGAACACGTTGTAATCCATTTTGACGCATGGACAAATGACCTGAGCGACGACCCCTTACTAGGATTTATGGCTGAGATTAAAAACTCGCTGAGCCCACTAGCCAAACAAATACCGAAGCTCAGCCCTCAATCAAAGAAAAAAATCACAGACCAAACTATAAAATTTCTAAAACAAGCAGCCAAAGCAATAGGACCAGCGACACTCACTGCCGGGAAAGCAATCGCAACGCATTACATCTCAAAAGAAGGTGTTGAGGCTTTATCAGACATAGTCAACGATGAAAATCAAGAAAAAACCACCGACTTAGACACAAAACAAATATCAGAAAAAACTCTGGAAAAATACTTTGAAGAAGCACTCAAAAACCACACAAATCAAAAAAATGCGATAACCCAACTCATTACAGACCTCGAACAACTAACGACGTACCTCAAAGAAAGCAATACAGTCAATTTACCAATATACATTTTTATAGATGAATTAGATAGATGCAGACCCAGCTATGCAATCAGGCTTCTAGAAGGACTAAAGCACCTTTTTAACGCTCAAGGAGTATGTTTCGTTGTAAGTACAAATTTGATTCAATTATCAGAGTCGGTAAAATCAGTATACGGACAAGGTTTTGACGGATACAGATATCTCAAAAGATTCTTTGATTTTGAATACAAATTGCCAGCACCCAACAACCTAGCCCACAGTGAATACTTATTCCAGGAGAGTCCGCTTCGAAACAGAAAAAAATTAGAGCCTGGCATACACGAATACCACTCGCAGCGACGCATGCAAGAATTACCTGTTGCCACGGTGTTTTCAGACATCGCAACAGCCTTCAATTTAGATCTACGGAGTCAAAAACAAGTTTTTGCACAAGCAGTTGGAGCTATTTCATCAATCCCCGAAACAGAGACAGTTCACTGTGCCTATATATTTGCCTTGGCAGCATGTGCACACATCAGCCCAACAGGAATCGACAAACTCATAGATCACTCCGACTCAAAAATAGTAGTACAAAATTTCAAAAACAAAGAATACAGAATCCCGTTCTACAACAGCAGTGGCGATTTAGTAAAAAAGACGGTTACACTGGATTCAATAATTTCCTTTTACCACGAAAAATCCAATAAACCAATTCCTGAAATTTCCAACAGCGCCGAATTAAAGGATGGGCAATTTCTAGGCGAGATATTGAGAAGTCTTATAAATGAAAGCAGGCCAATGGAATATACAATTACAAAAAAATATGCCAGTTTAATAAGACTTGCCGGAAACTTATCAACCCAGGAGCACCGTTAAAACAACGACAGAGTTTTCAAACAAAAGCCGTCAAATCCCGTCACAGAAGTGACTGTGAAAACCGGCCGCGAAGCCGCGCCGCACCTTGCGCCACATAGTGTCGGCAGGGTCAGCAGAAACGGTCTATCAAGCGGGCAGGCGCGGCGGGGTCTCGACTGCGCGCCGGGATGGCTGGGTGGGGTGCGGCGGCCGGGGGCCGGCCAGCCCTGGGGAGGCGTCCGCAGGGCCGTCAAGGGGCCGTCAAGGGGCCTCGGGCGGGCCGACAGGGGGTTGAAGTGGATGGGGCGAGCGCCTGCGCATGGGCGCAAAAAAGGCCACCGCATGGGGTGGCCTGTATCGGGGTGGGCGCGGCTACTTGCTGCCGCCGTCTGCGCTAGTGTCGGTGGACTTGATGCGGTACTCGGTGAAGCGCATCACCTCCTCGCCTATCCAGTTATTCAACTCGGAACACCGGGCCTGCAGCGGCTCGATTTCATTGCGTGCGAACACCTCGGCAGCTGGGGCCACGGCACCGAACCCGCCGGTATTGCTGGGCACCACCCCCATGAGCTGAGGCGGGATGCGGTGGGCCGCCAGCAGATCGTCGCGGCTCACGTTCTTGATGTTGAAAAACTCGTCCTTTGCTGCGACCTCGGACAGTGGAATCACTTGGATGCCGTCCTTCTTGCCGTTGGGCGCGTGCATGAACAGGTTCTTGAAGTTGCCCGGCCCCTTGCTCTTCTTCAGGGCCTCGCGCAGCGCATCCACGTCGCCTTGCTGCTGGGCTGCATCCGACAGGTACAGGATGAAGCCCGCGTGGGAACCGTTGTTGTAATACTTGCGCCGGAACAGGGTGGCCGACTCGTTGAGCCAAGCCGACTGCAGCGCTGCAAGGTACTCGGGCAGGCCGTACACCTCCTGATTTACATCAGGCTCCATTAGGTGGAACACCGCCCCCCGCTTGAATTCGTGTTCATCCTTGTAGCCCTGAACGAAGAAATACTTATCCAGCTCGCCACCGCGCCGCATGTACTTGGCCAGGGAGTGCCGCAGCTGCAGCGACCCGCCCAGGCGATTGCGTGGGCGCTCAAGGTACGAATTGCCGAAGGTGAGAAAGTCCAGCGCGAATTTGCTGAACGTCGCCCGGTCCAGCAGCTTGTGCGGGATGAACGTGCTGGCCAGCACGTTGCGTTTCACGTAGAGCGCACTCGCATGGTGCGGGCTCGCGCGGAACGACTTGGCCAGGCCGTCCCAGCTCAATGGCGGTTCGTACCACTTCCCATTGATCCAGCTCTCCACGTAGTCCAGCATCTCCCCTTGCATCACTGGCGCAGGCTCGCCGAAGGTGAAGGCCTCGACCTGCGAGCGCTCGCCGGGCGCTGGCGTAGTGGTGGCGGCCGTGTTGGCCAGGCTGTCGCCAGCTGTCATCAGAAAATCTCCATGATTGATTGGTTGGCGCTGGAGGTTCCTTCCAGCGGCTCGTTGTCGAGGGCGTGCATGCAGGCCCATGCCAGATCAGCGTGCCCTGTCTGTTCCGTGCGGCCGGCGGTGTAGGTGGCCTGGCTACCGCTCGCCGTCAGGGTGCGTTTGATGGACATGAACGCCTGCGCCAGGTCTATGCCCACAGCGCCGTTATCAAACTCAAGGCGCCCTTTGCTGATGATGTTTTTGGCTTTCAGCACCAGCATGGTTTTCACTTCGACCGAGTAGTTGATGGCCTTCGCTGCAGGGTAGAACTTGCTCACCAGCTCGTACACGCCACGGCCCATGCCGGTGGTGTCGATGCCGATATGCGCCACGTTGTAGCGCTCCGTAATCTTCTTGATGGCGTCGGCCTGGGCCTCGAAATCGAGCCCGCGAAACTGCAGCGTTTCGAGCACACGGAATTTGCCGCCAGGCGTTGCGGGCGGCGCCAGCACCACCAGCCCGGCCGAATCGCCAGAGCGTGAAGGGTCATACCCGACCCACACAGGGCGATAGCCAAACGGCCGCATCGCCAGCTGGTGCACGTCGCTCCACTCCACCCAGCTATCGACCATGCAGGCCTGCAGCTCAGTCAGCGGGAAAATGCTGAACGTGTCGTCCATGAACCCGCACATGAGCAGGTTGGCGAATTCCTCGGGGCTGTACTCGTGGCGCAGTTCCTCGATATCGAACAAGTTGCACCCGCCGTGCATCGCGTCCAAGATCGTGACGATTTGGCGCCAAATCTTGTCCTCGCCCGTGAAGCCGCCGCCCAGGTGCGCGTGCGACAGATCCAGCTTGACGCGGTCAGCCTTCGCGCGCTTCCTGTTGTAGCGGTCCCCACTCCACAGCGCGTAGGCTGGGTGCTGGATGCTGCTGGGCGTAGAGAAATAGGTCTTTCGCCAGTGCTTGTGCATGGCCATGCCCGACGCCACCTTGTTGAGTTCGTCAAACTTGCGCGTCCAAAAGCACTCATCGAAATAGAAATTGCCGTGATAGCCCTGGGCCGTCAGCGCATTGGTCCCCAGGAAATACAGCGTTGCGCCATTGCTCAACACAATGGGATCGCCCGACAGTTCCACCCCGCAAGCCTCTTTGGCGAACGCGATGATGTACTGCTTAAAAATGTGCGCCTGGGCCTTCGATGCCGACAAGAAAATTTGATTGCGCCCAGTCTCCAGCGCATCGGCCAGGGCCTCCCGGGCGAAGTACCACGTCGCGCCAATCTGCCGCGACTTGAGAATGAACCGCGTGCGCTGATCGTGTGCCGCGCGCCAAGTCTTCTGATACCCGAACAGGGAACCCGCGAAACAGTCCAGCAACTGCTGGTGTTCGTTCTCATCGAAGTGGTTGCGGTCGGGCTGCTTCTTGGGCTTGTCGTTGCGGCGGTTGATCGCAGGGTTCAGGTCCGCTTCCTTGCCCGTCTTCTCGTACTTGTGTACGCGGGCCAGGCGTTCAATCTGGCGGCCCAGCAGGTCAATTTCCTTGTAGTCGCCGCCGGTCTTGTTGTCCTTCATGACAAGCTGCGCCATGCGGGTTTCAATCACTGCCTCCACCCGGTCCACGGGTTGCGCCTTGTCCCACTCTTCGGCATCCTTCCACCCCTGCACGGTGGAGCGCGGTTCCTCGATATAGGCCGCAATGGTTGTGACCTTCCACCCCTGCCAGTAAAGGTGCCGCGCCGCGCGGCGCTTGTCGGCCGCCAGGCCATCACCGGGCAGGATTGAAAAGGGCAAGGCTTTGGCGATGGCTTCGGCGGGCATGGGGCCAAGTTTGGGCCGCCACGCTGTGAAAAAGCACACGCTCCCCTGCCCTACTGCATGTGCCTGAACGCTGCACATGCGGCATTCATTGATGGGTTCGCGCGACAGCGAGACGATGGCGACTACTGCAAACCATCGCTCTCAACGCAACCGAGGAACCCCATCACCATGGCACAGAAATCCAGCGACAAGCCCGAAGCTAAGGCCCAAAAATCGCGCTTCTTCCGTGTGGCCACCGAAGGTGCCACCACCGACGGCCGCGCCATCAGTCGCGAGCAAATCGAACAGATGGCGAAGACCTTCAGCCCGGCGAAATATGGCGCCCGTGTTTGGATGGAACACATCCGCAGCCTGTACCCGGACAGCCCGTTTCGCGCCTATGGCGACGTCACTGCAGTAGAGGCCCGCGACGTCGAAGACGGCAAGCTGGCACTGTTCGCGCAGATCAAGCCGCTGCCCGAGCTGGTGGCCATGAACAAGGCCGGCCAGAAGATCTACACCAGCATCGAGATTCACCCCAAGTTCGCGGATAGCGATCAGGCCTATCTCACCGGCCTGGCGGTCACCGATTCCCCCGCCAGCCTGGGCACCGAGGCTCTGAAATTCGCAGCCCAGCACCCCGAGGCAAGCATGTTCTCTGCACGCAAGGCCGGCGACCGAAAGGACGTGCTGTTCTCCGAAGCCATCGAAGTGGAACTGGTTTTCGAGGATGACGAATCCGCCGAGACCGAGGGCGCCGTGTCCAAGTTCAACGCCGTGCTGTCCGGCCTGTTGCAGAAATTCAAGGGCAAGTCGAAGGATGACGACGCACGGTTCACCGAAATCATCAAGGGCTTTGAAGCGTTCGGCGCCTATGCCGAAACGCAGGAAAAGGCGCACGACGACTTGAAAACCGAGCATGACACCCTGGCCAAGAAATTCACCGAGCTGACGGGAAAGCATGACGCCCTGGTGAAACGCCTGGAGGAAACGCCCGAGTCGGGCTTTACCGCGCGCCCGCCTGCCAGCGGCGGCGACGGTGTTGCGAAGACCGATTGCTGAACCCCAATCGCTCCCAATTCCCCCAATAGATCCCCAATCCACCACCTCGGAAACCTAACATGCATCCCATTACCCGCAAGGCCGTTAACGCCTACACCCGTCAAATCGCCACCCTCAACGGCGTGGAGCGCACGGACGAAAAATTCACCGTGGCACCGACCGTCACGCAAACCCTGGAAAGCAAGATTCAGGAATCCGCCGATGTGCTCAAGCGCATCAACATCGTGCCCGTGCGCGAGCAGATGGGCCAGAAACTGGGCCTGGGTGTCGGTGGCCCTGCAGCCAGCCGTACCAACACCAAGCTCAAGGACCGTGCCACCCGCGATCTTTCCGCCCTGGACTCCACGCAGTACCACGCCCTGCAGACGAACTTCGACACCCACCTGGAATACGCAAAACTCGACATGTGGGCGAAGTTCAAGGACTTTCAGCCGCGCCTGCGCGATGCACTGATCATTCGCCAGGCACTCGACCGCATCATGGTCGGTTTCAACGGCACCTCTGCCGCAGCCGAAACCGACATCGTGGCGAACCCCATGCTGCAGGATGTCAACAAGGGTTGGCTGCAGCAGTTGCGCGAGACAGCGCCCGAGCGCGTCATGGACGAAGGCGCCGCCGGTGCCGGTTCCATCAAGGTGGGCGACGCCGCGGGCGCCCACTACAAGAACCTCGATGCGCTGGTGTTCGATGCCTTGAACCTCATGGACCCGTGGTTCCACAACGACACCAGCCTGGTGGTGATGGTGGGCCGCGACCTGTTGCATGACAAGTATTTCCCACTGGTCAACGTGAAGCAAGCGCCCACCGAAGAACTGGCCGCCCAGGTCATCATGAGCCAGAAGGCCATCGGCAACGTGCAGGCCGCTGCGGTGCCCTTCTTCCCTGGTGCGTCCGTCCTCATCACCAGCTGGGACAACCTGTCCATCTACTGGCAAGAGGAAACCCGCCGCCGCATGTTCACCGACAACCCCAAGCGCGACCGCTACGAGAACTACGAAAGCGTGAACGAAGCCTACGTGGTGGAGAACGTGGGCAAGGCCGTGCTGCTGGAAAATATCGAGCTGGTTTGAGCGGGTGCCCCATGACTTCCCCCGCCAAAGCCCACAAACTGCGCGTGCTGGCCGAGCTGTCGGCCAGGGCCGCGCCCCATGGACAGGAGGTCCGGGGCAGCGCCTACGAACTGATGCTGCGCGCGCTCGCCGAGCACAAGCGCGTGCTGCGCGGCATCCAGTCGGTCGAACGCAAGATCGAGGCAAAGCGCGAGCTGCTGCCCGTGTACGACGAATACCTGACCGGCGCCCTCGCGGGTGGCCAGGGCGGTCACGACATGGTGCTGGCCACGCTGATGGTCTGGCATATGGACACGGGTTCCTGGCGGCGCGCGCTGGAGCTGGCTGGCTATGTGATCGCCAACGGCATGGCCATGCCCCCGGAATACTCGCGCGCCCCGGCCGTGATCCTGATCGACATGGCTGCCACCGCGGCGCTGGACGGGAGCCTGTTTGGCGACGAAGCGGTGCGCGTGCTGGCAGAAGTGGCGCAGCTCACCGAGAGCCACGACGCACCAGACCAAGCCCGCGCCAAGCTGCACAAGGCCATCGGCTATGCCCTGGTGGGCCGCACCCCAACCCACACGCCCGACTACAAAACGGTGGAGGAAACCAAGGCCCGCGCGGCCATGGCGCACTTCACCCGTGCGAACACGCTGTTTGCGCAAGTCGGCGTGAAAAAAGACATGGAGCGCATGGAGCGACGTTTGACCAACGCCGCGCCGGCCTCCTGACCGAGCGTACCCCGCACCCTGGCGGCTCCTGTGTCTGCCTCACTGCAATGCGCAAGCAACGCACGAAAGGCAGACACAGGACCACCGCCACCTGAACGCACACCATGAGTTTCATTGCCACCGCCAATCCGCCCATCGAAGCCGAGGACGCCCAGGTCACCAACGACCCGTGGTTCCCGGAAATCGACGCGTCCAAGGTCCGGGAGTCGTGCCTGCTGGATGGCACGGTCACGGCCGTGCGCCTGGCTGATGCCATCGAAAGCGCGATCGACACCGTGAACGGCGAGCTGCGCGGCTACAAGGCCGAGCAGATCGCCCAGGGCGTGGCCTCACTGGCCGTGGCCGGCGACGGCCGCCAGGCCGGCCGCTACCTGCGCGCCATCCACGCGCACGTGCAGGCAGAGCTGGCCGAGGCGTACCGCGAAACCGACACCACGCCGCACAACGACAGCAAAACCGAACGCATCCGCGAGCGCATTGAAGCCAAGGTGGCGGAGCACCAGCGCCGGCTGCGTTGGGCTGTCGCCGACATGCTGGGCCGGCCGCGCACCACCGTGGAGCTGATCTGATGCGCGCGGTTGCCCAACAGCACGAAATGCTGGACGAACTGTGCCGCCGCACCACAGGCGCCACGGCCGAGGTGGTGGAGGCCACGCTGGCCGCAAACCCCGGCCTGGCCAAGCTGGGGCCGCGCCTGCCCGCTGGCGCCGTGGTGCAAATCGTTGTCCCGCCCAAGCGAACCAACAAACAAACCATCAACCTGTGGGACTGATTCACCATGGACCGAGAAAGCATCATCAAAGCCATTGGCGTGGAAACCGCCAAAGCATCCCCGCCCGTTGCCGTGGTGGCCCATCAGGCCGTCAACGGCTGGACCATGAGCCACACGCTAACAGCCCTGACCATCGTGTATGTGGCCGCGCAGCTGGGTTATCTGCTGTGGAAGTGGCGTAATGAACGCGCCGAGCGCATCGCCAAGAACGCCGCTTACGGGGTGGAGCCATGAGCACCACCCTGCGCCAGGGTCTGGCCCGCGTGGCCGTGGCCTGCCTCACCATGTCGGCGGCGGGCTTTGCCGCCTGGACCGCGTCCGAGGGCGACGGCCCCACCCGCGTGGACGCCGGTGGCGCCGTGGTGCACCTGCCCTACATCCCCACGAAGGGCGATGTGCCCACCATCGGCCACGGTTCCACCCGCTACGAAGACGGCACGCCCGTGCGCCTTTCTGATCCGCCCATTCCGCGCCAGCGCGCCCAGCAGCTCGCCCGCAACCTGCACACCCAGGATGAAAAGCGGTTCAAAGCCAGCCTGCCGGGGGTGTCGCTCTATCAGGGCGAATACGACCTCTACGAGGACTTCGTGGGCCAGTACGGCATCGGCAATTGGCGCAAGCCTGGTTCCCCTCGCACCTGGCTGCTGCGGGGCGACTACCCGGGGGCGTGTGAGGCCCTGCTGACCTGGCGGTTTCAGGCCGGCCGAGACTGCCGCCTGCCGCAGAACTGGGGGCCGCAGGGCTGCAAGGGCGTGTGGACCCGTCAACAAAGGAGGCATGCCAAATGTGTGTCGATGCTCTGAAAAAAGCCGTCAAGGTCATGGCCATCGCTGCCGTGGTGCTGGTGGTGCTGGCAATCGCAGGCCTCGCGGCCCTGTACTTCACTTTCTGCGGTGGTCACCCGCACGGGATGTGCTGACATGCTGACCACCCTGCGCGCCAACGCCTGGAAATACACCGCCATCGCCCTCGGGCTGAGCCTGGGCTTCGCCCTGGTGATGCAGACCCTGCGCCTGGCCGACGCCCGGCTGGAAACCGCCCACACCGAAAACACCCTGCAGACCGAACGCACCACGGCCGCGCGGGCCGCGCTCATAACCTCGGAACGCTATCGCAAGCTAGGAGACACCCACCGTGACGAAATCGCCCAAAACGACACCGCTGCACAAACCGCCCTTGCTGCTGCTGATGCTGGCCGCGCTCGCGCTGTTGCTGCTGGCAACCGGCTGCAGCGTGACCTTGCCGACTACCTCACCCAGCACCGTACCGCCGCCCAGGCTCGCGCCGCTGCCGGCCAGTGCGCGCCAGACACCGCCCCCGCCGATCTGCTTGCCGACATGCTCCGACGCGCAGACGACAGAGCGGGAGAACTCGCGCACGTTGCTGACACTGCCCGCACCCGTGGCCTTGCCTGCGAGCGCGCCTACGACAGCGCCCGCACGATGATGGAGGCCGCCCAGAATGGAAAAGCCGAATAGCCTGCGCGACACGCTCACCAAGGCGCTGCCGACCGTCAAGAAAGACCCGCAGAAGCTGGCCATCTTCATCACAGGCGGCCGGGTCATGCACACCGGCACCGATGCGCTGTCGTTTGAGTACGCCTACACCTTGCGCCTGCTGCTGCTGGACTACGCGGGCCATGCCGATGCGGTCATGGCCCCGGTGGTGGGGTGGATGAAGCGCAATCAGCCCGAAGTGTTCGACAACCCCGAGCGCCGCGCCCGCGCCATCCGTTTCGAGGCCGAGTATCTGAACGCCAAGGCCATCGACCTGCAGATAGAGCTTGAACTGACAGAAGCGGTGCTGGCGCGTCCCCGCCCGGGCGGCCCGACCGGCGCGCTGAACCTGATCCACAAGAATGAACCGCCGCCGCCACTGGCCATCCTGCAGGCCGAACACTGGGAGGTGTACTTGCGCGACGAAAAGCTGGCCGAGTGGGACTACGCACCCCGATGAAATACCTCTTCACCGTCTGCTTTCTGCTGTGGGAGGGATACCAGCGCATCCGTGGCCGCTGGCGCCGCTGGGTGCGTGCCCGCCAGCGCGGGGAAAGCTGACACATGGCCGATTTCATGGAGCTGGAAGGCTGGCTGGCGCCGTTGCTGGACCGCCTCACCGATGGAGAGCGCCGCAAACTGGCGCTCGACATTGCGCGCGAGCTGCGCCGCGAAAACGCAGCCACCATCCGCGCGCAGCACGGCCCGGACGGCGAAGCCTGGGCGCCGCGCAAGAACCCGCTGCGCGACCAGGGCGGGCAGCTGCGCAAGCGCAACGCCCAACGCCTGTTTGCAAAGCTGGCCGGCGCCAAGCACTTGCGCGGCCACGTCGATGGCGGCGATGCGGTGGTGGCCTTCACCGGCCGCACCGAGCGCATAGCGCGGGTGCATCACTTCGGCCTGCGTGACAGCGTGAAACCCGGCGGCCCCCAGTACGACTACCCTGCGCGCCCGCTGCTGGGCATTTCCGACGACTTCACCAAGCGGCTGCAGGACCGTTTGCTTTCGCACCTCGCGGGCGGTTGAAATGCTGCATGTGTGCGGCACGCACACAGGGCAAACCGCGTGCTTTATCGCGCACGCGCGGGCACCATCAAATGCATGGAACGCCCCGTCGATCAGCCCGAATCTCCGATTGAAATCCTGCGCCGCCTGGAGAACATCGCGCGCGTTGGAACCATCGAAGAAGTGCGCACCGGCAAGCCCGCGCGCTGCCGGATTCGCTGCGGCGATGTGGTCACGAACTGGGTTCCCTGGATAGCCGGCCGTGCCGCTGGCGAAGCGGGCTCCGTGTGGTGGCCGCCCGTGAAGGGCGAGCAGGTTCTGATGCTCGCACCGGGTGGCGACCTGATGAACGCCGTGGTGCTGCCCGGTGCCTACAGCGACAAGAACCCCCAGGCCAGCGACAACCCCAAGATGTTCCGCATGGACTTCGGCGGCGCCGGCTTCCTGTCTCACGACGCAGATGGCGGCCTTATGAAGCTTGAGGCCGTGGGCAGCATCGTGCTGGCCGTCATGTCGTCGTCCATCACCATCACCGAAAGCTCCATCGTGATCGCGGCGGGCGGCGCTAGCCTGACCATCGACGCCCAGGGCGTGACGGGCTCGCCCGATGTGCTCGCTCAGGGCATCAGCCTGGTGAATCACCTGCACCCCGGCGTGAAGCGCGGCAGCGAAGAAACGGACCCGCCCGTATGAACCGCAACACCGGCCAATCCATCACCGGGCTGGAGCACCTGCGCCAGTCCCTGGGCGACATCCTCACGACGCCCATTGGCTCGCGCGTCATGCGCCGCGAATACGGCTCTCTGGTGCCCGAGCTGATCGACCACCCCGACAACCTGCCCACCCAGGTGCGCGTCTATGCGGCCGTGGCCAGCGCCTTGATGCGCTGGGAACCACGCTTTCGGCTCACGCGCATTGAATCTCTGCGCGAGGCAGACCGCCCCGGAGCGGTGCTGTTTCGGCTGCACGGCACCTACGACCAGCGCGGGCGCGTAGGGCCGCTGTCCCTCAATGTGTCGGTGACGGGAGGGCGCGCAGCATGAGCACGCTGGACCTTTCCGCCCTGCCCTTGCCCGCCGTGGTCGAAACCCTCGACTACGAAACCGTGCTGGCCGGCCTGCGCGCCGATCTGCTGCGCCTGTACCCGCCAGCCGCTGAAGTCATCGGCCTTGAAAGCGAACCCCTCAACAAGCTGATGCAGGTGGCCGCGTACCGCGAGGTGCTGATCCGCGCCCGCATCAACGATGCCGCACGCGCCGTCATGCTGGGCTGGGCCGTGGGCACCGATCTGGACAACCTGGCCGCGCGCTATGACCTGGCGCGTCTGCCCGACGAAGACGACGAAAGCCTACGCGAGCGGGTGTTGATGGGCTATCACGCGCTGTCGGCCGCCGGCAGCTCCATCAGTTGGCGCCTGCGTGCGCGGTCGGTGTCTGTGGATGTGCGCAAAGTGGACGTGTGGGCCGACCGGCCCGGCCGCGTGAAGGTCTGCCTGCTGGCCCGCGTGGCCGCACATGCCAACGATGTGACGCCCGACCAGGCCGCCGTGGGCCGCGCGCTGTTCGGTGACCACCCGCAAGCGCTTTCACAGTCGATGTGCTGGCGCGTGGCCGTGCCCGGTGATGCCATCGTGGGCCAGACCGAGGCGGCGCTGCTGGCCGAGGACGTGCGCCCCCTTACGGTCGATGTGGACGTGACAGCCGCACGCGTGCTGCCCCTGGCCGTGGTGGCCACCCTGGTGCACCCGCCTGGCCCGGACGGCGCCCTGTTGGCCGCCAGTGCTGCCGCCCGTGTGCGCGCACTGGGCGCCCGCGCGGCATTCCGGGTGGATGTGACACGCGCCGCACTGATCGCCGCATTGATGGGCGATGGCATCCGCGACGTTCTGCTGGCCTCACCCATTGCCGACGTGCCCGCAGGCCCTGGCCAAGTGCCCGTTATCACGTCCATCACTGTCACGCCACAGGCGCGCCATGACTGACCGTCACCACCTGCTGCCGCCCAACGCCACGCCCCTGGAGCGCGCGGCATCGTCCTCCATGGGGCCTTGGACCGTGGGCGATGAAGTGCTGTCCACCCTGCAGGACCCCGCGCGCATCCCCGCGCACCTGCTGCCGCACCTCGCCCTGGCTGAAGACGTGCCCGTGTGGCCCCAGGCCGAGGCCGAGCGCCGCGCCGTCATCAAGGCCAGCCCGCGCCTGCATGCCCTGATCGGCACTCCCAAGGGCCTGCGCGAACTGGCCCGCCTGGCAGGTGCACGCATCGAGCGCCTGGAAATGCCGCCCGCCAAAACCTTCCTTGGCTTCTGGGATGCCACCAGCCGCGCCCAGTGGCTGGCCGCCCATCCAGAAATGCGGATCTACAGCCAGCGCGAGCGCGCCCCCTCCGAGGGCTTGATGCTGGGCCACGGCTACGTGGGCACGCGGGCCGAGCCACCCATCCGCACCACCGCCATGGCTCGCAGCGCCGTGCGTGCAGAAATCCGCTACCCCAGCGGCCAGGTGTTGCCGCTCACCACCCACGGCTGGAGCGCCATGGACCAAGAGCGCACCGCCACGGTGGACCTGGCCCGTCGTTCCCTGGCCCGTGGCCAGCACCTGGGCCAGCCGCTGGTCGGTGTGCTGAGTCGTGCCGACGCATCCACCCGCTACTGGCGCGTGCAGAACGTGAACTACCGCGAGCGCCTGCAGCTGCTCACGCTCAAGCAAATGGCGCCATCCCTGGCGCCCCTGTCGCCAGATGCCGAGCCCGTGGCCGAGCGCGCATCGCGCCCGCATGTGCTGTGCGCGGGCCTGCCCCTCGCGGGCTTCACGGTGCGCAGCGACAGCGCCCGGCGCATGTACGCCCGCATCCGGCTTCATGACCCGGCCGTGGCCAACGTGCCCAAGCACGGCCCCGCGTACCTGGGCTTCACCCGCCTCTCCAGCCCGCCATTCATCGCGATGGCCCATGTGCGCATGCCCGAGCGGCGCCAGCCCTTTGCCATGGCGGGCAGCGCCATGAACGCCGCGCTGTCGGCCGGCGGCGCCCGCGAGCGCATGGCCCCGGTGCTCGACGCCATGGACTGGGCGCGGGCCGCGCACGACAAGGTTTTGATCCGCACGCGCCTGCACGCCACGGCGCGCGCCAGCCGCATTCACAAGGCCGGCGCCGTGCTCGCTGGCCAAACCATCAACAGGAGCTAACCCCCATGGAAAAAAGCGTCATCTTCCGCGACCGCCAAGAGCTGCAGGCCGCCGACCTCAACAACACCCAGGCCTGGGGCGACGAAGCGCGCCGACACCTGGTGACGGACGCCCTCACGTCCGAGCGCCAGTTCACGGGCCTCACCGTGTCCGCGCGCAGTGCCACCGAACTGGAGATCGCCGTGGGTCGGCTGTATGACGGCCCCACGGGCAAGGTGTACGCGCTGGACGCGGCGCAGGTGCATTCGGTGTTCGCCATGCTGCCCCTGCAGGATCAGAAGTGGGTGGCCGTCAGCGTGTTCGGCGTCGAAGAAGACACCGACATTCAGCCGCGTGATATGTTGATCGACCTGCAGACCCGCGAAGTGGAACCCGAGGCCGTGGCCATGCAGCGCCGCCGCGTGGCTACCGTGCACATCGCCCAGGGCCTGGAGTCTCCGACCCCCGAGCGGCCCGAGCCACCAACGGGCTATACGCTGATCGCCCATGTGCGCCTGTCGCCCACGGGCGTGCAAGAGGTGGTACTGGCCGAAGGCCGCCGCCTGCCCAACCTGCAGCGCGTGGATGCCCGCGTGCGCACGGCGGAGGGCTGGATTCTGGCGGCCGAGCCACGCATTGCCCACATCATGAGCGACATCGCGGGCCTGGCCTCCGACCTGGCCACCCGCGCCAGCCTGGAGCATGTGTCCCAGCTGGGCGTGGACATGGCCAAGCTCAAGGAGCGCATGGAAATCCCCGACGACTACGTGTTCTACGGGTCCGACCACTTTCTGGACGCCGACGAAAGCGACCCCGCCCACGCGGGCTACAGCGCCGACACGTTCGAGGGCATCCGCCCGGCTATCGCCGCCCAGCAGACCGGCGCCCTGTCGCTGCTCAACCCCATGGACCCCGAGGCCCGCACCAGCGCGGCCGGGCTGATGCTGCCGGCCTATGAGGAAGTCACCCGGCTGCGCATGGAAACCCGGGCGGGCGAGCTGGCCATCAACCAATACCAGTACCAGACCCTGAACGCGGTGCAAAAGACCCTGAGCCGTGAGCGCGTGCGCACCGGTGAAACGCTCACCTACTGCACCAACAGCGCCTTCTGGAAAAGTGGCGTGTACGACCCGGTCACCGGCATCCTGCGCCGGGGCGATGAAGTGTGGACGGTGGACCCGGCTGACCAAGCGCGCGCCAACATCGACCACCAGTTCCTGCGCGTCACGCGCATGTGGGTGGACCGCTGGGAAGAACCCTATTGGGACATGGTGACCACCAACTACGTGGTGCAGGGTTCCGTGCTCGCGCAAACCGTGCTGATGGCGCAAACCGGCTGGCTCATCAGCGTTGAAATCTTTGTGACCAGCGCCGACGCGGCCGGGGGCCTCACCGTGCTGGTGACCGAGGCCGCCCTGGGCCAGCCCGATATGGAAAAGGTGCTTTCCCGCGCCACCCTGGCGCCGGGTGCCGTCACGGCCGGGTGGCTCAAGGTGGCCTTGCCCGACCCCCTGCTGGTGGAGGCCGGTAAGCGCTATGCCGTGGCGCTGGTGACCGGCGCTGGCCACCGCGTGGGCTTCACCGAGGGCACGGAATACACCCAGGGCATCCTGATGTACACCCAGGACGGCGCCTACTTCACCCAGGCGGCAGAGCGCGACCTGATGTTGCGGCTCAACTTTGCCCGGTTCGTATCGCCGCGCGCGGTGGTGCAGATGCAGCCGCTGCAGCTGGCCGGCGGCGTGCAAGAGCTGGACATGCTCTATGACAGCGCCGTGCCGGCCGGTTGCCGCCTGGTGTGGGAATACCAGACGGGCGGCCTGTGGCGCCCCGTCACGCCCGACACCGCGCCCGCGTTCGGTGGCGCGGCCCTGGTGCCGTTGCGCGCGGTGTTCATCGGCACCCAGGACTTGATGCCCGCCGTTCGCCCTGGCAATGCCCAGGTCACGGTGCGCCGCCGTGGCACCACGTTCGTGCACGTCAGCAGCGACCGCGTGCTGGGCACGCCGTCCAAGAACATCCGCGTGCGTTTGCTGCTGGAAGATTTCGGAACCGATGTGGCCCAGACGGTCGATTGCCGCCTGATCGTGGGCGGCGTCACGGTGGCCGCCACCACCAACCGCGATGAAGTGGTGGACGGCCGCAGCCGCTGGCGCGAGTTCCGATTCACCCTGGCCGCCAATACCGGCGCGTACCGCATCCGCATCGACGGCGCGGGCGTGACGGGCGCCCACCCCTGGCACGTGGCCGAGCGCTACGACCTGGCGCTGTAAGCGGGGCCGACATGCCAAAACGATTCGAGGCATACCGCATGCGCGACGGCGTGACGCCGTTGTCCGAGGACTTCTTCAATGGGGTCTTCGGAGATATCGACAACCGCATTGCAGAACTGGAAGCGCGCCGGGCCGACCTGCAGGGCGTGGTCGATGAGCTGACCAAGTTTGGCTTGGCCCGCATCGACACGCTGGTGGGGCCGGCCATGTCCGAAGTGGCCGCCATGCTGCAGCAGCTGCGCGACCGGCGAGACGAACTGGAAGCGGCCATTGGCAACGTGGGCGACCTGGCCACGGGCACGCAGCTGGGCGCGGCCATCGCGGCCGAGGCCACGGCACGAAACGAGGCCATTGCGCTGGCCGTGCAAGCCGAGGCCACGGCGCGCGCTGCGGCCGTGGTAGCCGAAGCGGCGGCCCGCACTGCTGCCATTGCCCTGGCCACCGCCAGACCCAGCGCGTCCACCGTCACTTATGACGGGTCCGGCCGGGTGTCGAACATCACCGAGACACTGCCCCAGGGCGAGCGCGCCACGGTTCTGACCTACGGCGCAGCCAACCGCGTGGCCACCGTGGCCGAAACGCTGGACGGTAAGACCCGGACCACCACCTACGCCTATGACGGTTCCGGCCGCGTGGCGGGCTATGCAGCAGTGGAGGTGGTGGCATGAGCGATGCACTGATGGCCCCCACCTATGCAGAAGTCGCACAGATGCACCGGCATTTCAAGCTGCTGTACGGCAACCCGCTGGCGCTCGACTACCTGCTGGCCACCCCCGCGCCCACGGGCGCGCAGCTGCAGGCCTGGCTGGCCACGCCCGCCAATCTGGTGGCGTTCCAGCAGCTGATCACCGCACCCAACGGCGCGGCGGCCGTGTGCGCCAGCAGCGGGGCCATGGCGGCCGTGGCCGGCAGCACCACGGCCATGCAGTACGTGCTGGGCAGCAGCGCGGCCTTGAACGCCATGCTGTTTTCCAACACCGCAATGACGGCGGTGGCGGCCAGCAACGCGGCCATGACGGCAATCACGCAGACCCTGGTGGCGCGCAGCGCCTTGTCCGGCCATCGGCTCGCGCTCGCGGTGGTGGCGGCAAACCCAGCCGCCATGTCCGTGGTGGCCGAGCACGCCGACACCATGGCGGCCGTGGCCGCCAGCGTGGACGGCATCCGCGTGCTTGCTGCCAGCGCCACGGCCATGGGGGTGATTGCCGCCAGCGCCAATGCCATGGCCGTCATCCTGGCTACCGCCAATGCTCGCATGGCCGTGTATGACACCACCGTGGCATGGGATGCCATCGCAGCCGCACCGGCCGCGCGCACCGCGCTGTCGAACGTTGCGGTATTGCACTCCACCAGTTTGGCCGCCTACACCTATCCCCCCGGCGTGGCTGCAGGTATCCGCGCGGTGCTGGTGCAGCAGAAGACCAGCTCGGCCGGCTATCCGTCCATCGCCGGGGCAAGCGCCGACACCTACACCACCGTCAGCCTGGCCTACATCGACCGATACGTGCGGGTCACGGGCCTGACCCACCGGATCGACTACACCGGCGCATCCAGCTCTGTGCGCTACGTGGTCATGCAGTAAGGCCCCCATGAAAACCATGCTCATCATCATTGCTGGCGCAGTGGCCGGCACCACCACCCCGGGCGACCCCAACGGCTACACGCTGGTGGATGTGCCCGAGGGTTTCGACGGTGACCTGTCGGCCGTTGAATACGACGCCCAGGCCGGCGCGGCGCGCCTGTCGCTCGCGGGTGTGAAGGCCCGCCGCATCGCCGCCATCAAGGCAGAGGCCGCCACCCACCTGGCCGCCAGCGCCTGGAAGCTGCAGCGCGCCAGCGAGCGCGAGAAGGCAGGCTGGCTGCAGCTGGCAGACGTGGCCACGGTGCTGGCCGAGCGCGAGGCCGTGCGCCGCAGCAGCGATGCCGCCGAAGCCGCCGTACAGGCCCTGGCCGATGTGGCGGCCGTGCAGGCATTCACCTGGGCGCCCGATGCCGTGGCCGTGCCTGCGCCACGCCTGCTCACGCACGAACGGTTCATTCAGCGTTTCACCCCGGCCGAGTGGGAGGCCATGACGGCCGCCGCCCGCGCCAATGCCGCCATGGATGCCTGGATGCGCCGTTTCACCCTGGCCACGTTCGTCAGCCTTGATGACCCGGCCACGGCCGCAGGTGTGCGGGCGCTGGAACTGGCCGGCATCTTGGCCGCAGGCCGCGCCGACGAAATCCTGACCGCCCCCCTTCAACCCGAGGAAACCGCATGAACGCCGCCACCCTTGTTTTGTCTGTCGCCGCCGCTGTCGCCCTGTGGTGCCTGGTGCCCTCGCTGTGGGTGCTGGTGCTGCCAGGTGTGCCAGCAGCTCACCGCCGCGCCGCCGCGCTTTCGTTCCTGCGCGCATCGGTGCGCGGCCTGGCCATGCTGCCCATTGACCTGCTGGCGCCCGTGGTGGTGCCGTTCGCCCTGCTGCACACCCGCTGGGAGGATGACGCCCTGCCCCATTGGGCCAGGTGGTGGGGCAACGATGTGGGCATCAGCGGCGACAAGTTCCAGTGGGTACTGGACGCCACCGGCCAGCAGGTGCCTCTGCCTGTGCCGCTGGCAGACACCCCCGAAGCCCGCGCCCTGTGCTACTGGGCACCAGGCCACCACCCGCGCAGCCGCTGGGCGCGCTGGGTGTGGCTGGGCCTGCGCAACCGGGCATCCGCCCTGGCCGTCACGCTGGGCCACCCCGCCGACTATCGCCAGCCCGTGGAGGTGTGGGGCGACCCCGCCACCGGGCGCGGCCGGGCCGGCTGGGTGCTGCGCCACCACAGCGGCGCGTACCAGCTGCACGCCACGCGCCGCGCCGGCCCCGTGTGCCTGCGCACGAACTACGGCCACAAGGTGGACTTCACCACCTGGGGCCGGCCCGTGTTGCCGGTGGTGTGCATCGCCATCAGCGCTTTGTCATGGAAGGGGCAGGACGCCCCGGCCAGCACCACCTGAACCCAACCCCTTTTTGCATCACTCACAGGAGAACCCATGGCTGCACTAGCAAACTACCACCACGGCGTGCGCACCCTCGAAATCAACGAAGGCCAGCGCGCAATTCGCATCATTTCCACGGCCGTACTGGGCCTTATCGTCACGGCCAGCGATGCCGATGCGACCGCCTTCCCGCTCAACACCCCGGTGTTGGTCACCAAGGTGGACGCGGCCATTGCCAAGGCCGGCACGCTGGGCACCCTGCGGGGCGCCCTGACGGCCATCCGCGACCAAGCCCGCCCCATCACCGTGGTTGTGCGCGTGGCCGATGGCGAGGGCGTGGACGCCGCCGCCAAGCTGACCGACCAGAACGGCAAGGTCATCGGCACGGCCGTGGGCTCGCAGTACACCGGCATGCAGGCGCTGCTGGCCGCCAAGGCAAAGCTCGGGGTGCAACCGCGCATCCTGGGCGCGCCGGGCCTGGACACCCAGGCAGTGACCACCGCCCTGGTGGCCGTGGCGCAAAAGCTGCGCGCGTTCGTGTATGCCGAGGGCTACGGTGAAGACGTGTCCGAGGTGATGGACTACCGCCAGAACTTCGAGGGCCGCGAGCTGATGCTGATCTGGCCCCGCGTGAAGGTGGCCACACCCGGCACGGGTGTGGTGGTGGACGCATCGCCCGTGGCCTATGCCATGGGCCTGCGCGCCAAGATCGACGCCGAGCAGGGCTGGCACAAGACGCTTTCCAACGTGCCCATGAACGGCGTGCTGGGCATCAGCAAGGATGTGTTCTGGGACTTGCAGAACCCCGACACCGACGCGGGCCTGCTCAACGGCGCTGGCATCACGACGCTGATCCGCAATCAGGGGTTCCGCTTCTGGGGATCGCGCACATGCAGCACCGACGAACTGTTCGCGTTCGAGAGCGCCACGCGCACCGCGCAAATCCTGGCCGACACCATGGCCGAGGGCCACTTCTGGGCGGTGGACAAGCCGCTGCACCCCAGTCTGGTGAAAGACATTCTGGAAGGCATCAACGCCAAGTTCCGCGAGCTGAAAAACCTGGGCTACATCCTGAACGGCCAGGCCTGGTACGACGAAGAGGTGAACGTGTCGGCCACGCTCAAGAACGGCAAATTGACGCTGGACTACGACTACACGCCCGTGCCGCCCCTCGAAGACCTCACCTTCCAGCAGCGCATCACCGACCGCTACTACGCCGACTTCGCCCTGCGCGTGGGCACGGGCGAGTAAGGCCGCACCACACCACAGATTGACTACTGGAGAACACCATGGGACTGCCCCGCAAGATCAAGAATTTCACCACCTTCGTGGACGGCCACAACTGCGTCGGAGAGATGCCCGAAGTGACGCTGCCCAAGCTCGCCCGCAAGATGGACGATTACCGTTCGGGCGGCATGAGTGCCCCCGTGAAGGCGGATTTCGGCATGGAGGGCATGGAAGCCGAGCTGACCGCCGCCGGCTACATGAAAGAGCTGTTCACCAGCTGGGGCACGCTGCGCCACGATGGCGTGATGCTGCGCTTTGCCGGCGCGCTGCAGGGCGACGACAGCGAGAGCGTGGACTCGCTGGAAGTGGTCATGCGCGGCCGGTTCTCGGAAATCGACCCCGGCACCGCCAAGCCCGGCGAAGCCACGGCCATCAAGTACAAGGCCGCGCTGAGCTACTACAAGCTGACCATCAACGGCGAAACCCTCATCGAGATTGACGCCGTAAACATGATCGAAATGGTCAACGGCGTGGACCGCCTGGCGGAGACACGCGCCGCCCTGGGCATGTGACGCCCCCCCCATCCGCACGCCCCGCGCGGGCCGCGCCTTCTTTCCTTCCTTCCCTGATCCATTGCCATGAACACACCCACCCAAACCACCCCCGCCGCTGCTCCCGCTGTTGCCACCGCCGCCCCTGGCATCCCCGTGGGCATCCCGCTGGATACGCCTATCCAGCGCAACGGCCAGACCATCACGCACATTCAGGTGCGCAAGCCCAACGCTGGCGCCCTGCGCGGCCTGTCGCTGGTGGAGGTGCTGCAGATGAACGTGACGGCATTACAAACCCTGCTGCCGCGCGTGACCGAGCCGCCACTGTTGCGGCAAGAGGTGGACGCCATGGACCCCGCCGACCTTGTAAGCCTGGGTTCGGAGGTGGTCAGTTTTTTGGTGCCGAAGGCGCAGCGGGAGGGCTTCCAAACCGCGTAGAGGACGCAATGGCCGACCTGGCCCTGGTGTTCCATTGGCGGCCCGCCGACATGGACCCCATGAGCGTGGCCGAGCTGATGGACTGGCGAGAGCGTGCGCGCGAGCGCTACGAGCCGCAAGAGTGAAATTTTTGAGCATTTCGGGTACAAACATGCCTTATGGACTTCGCAACCTCCCTGCTGATCCTGACCTTGTCGGTCTTTGTCGTAGGTGCGGCATTGTTTCTCGCGTTGCTCAGGATTCTTCGGCAAGACACCAAGCGCCTGGAACAAAGCACGGAGGAACTGGGCGCTTTCGAGGCCGACACGCAGCCACCCCACTGAGGGCGTGCGTGCCTGCCCATGGGGAACGCCATGGCTGACCAACTGCGCCTGCGCGTGGTGCTGGAGATGGCCGAGCGCGTGCTCGCCCCCATGAAGCGCATCAGTGGCGCCAGCGGCGAAACCGCCCGCGCCCTCAAGGCCGCCCGCGACCGCCTCAAGGAACTGAACGACCAGCAAGGGGCCGTGGGCAACGTGCAAAAGCACGCGGCCGAACTGGCCCGGCTGAACAATGCCCTCAAGGTGAAACAGGCCCTGCTCGACGGCATGCGGGCCAGCGGCACGGCCACGGTCGCACAGATCAAGCGCGAGGAACGTGGGGTGCGCACCCTGGCCGATGCGCTGGAAGTGCAGAAGTCCGCAGCCGTCAAGGCCCGCGCTGCGCTCAATGCCATGGGCATTTCCGGCAACCTGAGCGCGGCCCAGGCGCGCCTGAAAACCGACATTGACGGCGCCACGGCCGCCATGGGCAAGCAACGCGCGGAGCTGCAGCGCCTGGCCGCCCAGCAGCGGCAGTTGCAAGACCTGCGTGACAAGCACAACAAAGCCATGCTGCATGCCGGTGTGGCGGCCGGTGCGGGCGTGGCCCTGCAAGCAGCTGGCCGGCGTGGCGTGCAGATGGGTATGGGGCCGGTAGCGAACTACTCCAAGCACGAAGACGCCATGCTGGGCATTGCGCGCCAGGTGCCCGGCGCCCGCAATGAAATGGGCCAGCTGACCGAGGTGTACCGCCAGGCCGAACGCGACGTGCGCGCGTTGAGCGGGCAGATTCCGCTGACCACCACCGAAATCACCAACATGATGACGGCATCGGCCCGCATGGAGGTGCCCACCGACAAGCTCAAGGAATTCACCCTGATGGCTTCGGAGATGGCCACCGCCTTTGACGCGGTGCCCGATGAAATCACCGAGCGCATGGGCAAGGTGGCGAAGACGTTCAACATTCCGTTGACCGAGATTCGGGGCCTGGCCGATTCCATCAACTTCCTTGACGACAACGCCATCAGCAAGGGCGCGGACATCATCGACTTCATGACCCGCGTGTCTGGTGTGGCCGCACTGGCCAAGATGGACCCACGGGACTATGCGGCGTTGGGCTCCACCCTACTGACACTGGGCGAGCGCACGGAGACAGCCGGCACCGCCACCAACTCCATCGTTCAAACCCTGGCCGCCGCGACGAAGGGAACCAAGGGTTTCCGCAGCGCCATGGCCGAGCTGGGCCTATCCACCAGCGAGGTGGAAAAGGGCATGACGAAAGATGCGATGGGCACCATCAAGATGGTGCTGGAAGCTATCAACGCGCTGCCCGAAGAGAAGCGCCTGGGTGTCATGGTGGAGTTGGTCGGAAAAGAGCACTCCGACACCCTGGCCAAGCTGGCGGCCAACCCGAAAGAGCTGGCACGCCAGCGCGCGCTGGCCACGGGCGACAACGCAAAGGGCTCCATGGCCCGCGAGGCGGCTGCACGCAATGCCGCGCTGTCTGCACAGTGGCAGATGACGAAGAACCGGGCGTTCAACCTGAGCGCCACCGTGGGCGAGACGCTAGCGCCCACGCTGCTCAAACTGCTCAAGGTGGTCAATCCGCTGATCGAAGGCTTTATGCGCTTCGTGCAGAACCACTCCACCCTGGTGGGCTGGGTGCTGGGCGCCGTGGTGGCCTTCTCTGCCCTGACGGCGGGCGTGGGGTTCCTGCTGGTGCCCCTTGCGCTGATCGCGGGCAAGGTGATGCTGTTGCGCTTCGTCTTTGCGCGCTTCGCGCTCACGGCGGGCGGGCCGCTTGCGGCCGGCCTGCGGGTGGCTGGGCAGGCCGCAATGGTGTTCGTGCGCGGCGGGCTGCTGGCCATGCTGGCAGCTGGTGGGCCTGCCATTGCGGTAGTCGCTGCCATCGCCGCAGCGGCCCTGCTGATCTACAGGTACTGGGGGCCTATCAAGGCCTTCTTGGGCGGCGTGTGGGAGGGCCTGCGCAATGGGCTGACGCCTGTGCTGTCGCAGATGGCGCCCCTGGTGCAATTCGGCAGCATGCTGGTGGGCTGGCTGGGCCAGGCCTGGACGTGGTTTACCGAGCTGATCGCTCCCATCAAATCCACGCAGGAAGAACTGGCCGGGTTCGCCAGCGCAGGCCAGCTGGTGGGCGAGGTGCTGGGCGGCATCGTAGCCAAGCTCATCCAAGTGGCCAACTACGTGCCCGTGCTGGGCCTGCTGGCGCGCGTGTCCTCGCTCATTGGGGGGCAGGGTTCGCCAGGCGCCGCCGCCGGTCTGGGCTTGCCTGGGGGGTTGCCGGTGATGCCGGCCACCACCGGCCCGGGTGCGCTGCGGTTCTTTGAAGAACCCAAGCCCCTGAAATTCAATCCCCGGGGCGAAGGGGGCAACAACACCACCACCAACAACATCACGGTGAACGCAGCCCCGGGCATGGATGAGAAAGCGATGGCGCAAGCGATTTCTTTTGAAATGGACCGCCGCGAGCGGGCCAAAAAATCAAGCGTGCGCTCGCAGTTGAGCGACTTGGACTAGGAGACCCCCATGCTGTTTTCTTTGGGGCAATTTACCTTCGGGCTGCAAACCCTGCCCACCGACCAGCTACGCAGGCAGACCGCCTGGCGCCACCCCAGCAATTCGCGGGTGGGTGCCAGGCCGGCGCGCCAGTTCGTGGGCCTGGGCGACGACACCATCAACCTGTCAGGGGTGCTGGCGCCCGAGTTCGCGGGGTCCATGCGCTCGCTGGAGGCGCTGCGCAAGATGGCCGACAGTGGCAAGGCCTGGGCGTTGGTGTCGGGCGCTGGCGAAGTGTTTGGCGCCTGGACTATTGAGAATCTGACGGAAACCCGCACGGTGCTAATCGACAACGGCGCCGCGCGGCGCATCGAGTTCGACTTGCAGCTGGCGGCCGAGGACGATGAACGCGCCGAGCCATCGGGCGGCGTGGACCCGTGGCCGGTGGATGACAACTGGGAGTGGTGGCTTTGATGGCGCAGCCCGACTACCTCAAAACCAACCAGCTGCACCGCGCACCCACGTTCACGCTGGTGGTGGACGGCCGCGACATTTCCAAGAAGGTGGAAGCGCGCCTGGTGTCGCTCACGCTCACGGAAAGCCGGGGCGACGAAGCCGACCAGTTGGACCTGGAGATAGACGACAGCGACGGCCGCATGGGCATCCCTGCCAAGGGTGCAGAGCTGGCCCTGGCGCTGGGCTGGGAAGGCAGCGGCATGCAGGACAAAGGCACGTTTGAGGTGGATGAGGTGGAGCACAGCGGCACACCCGACACCATTACCGTGCGCGCCCGTTCTGCCGATCTGCGCCGAGAGCTGCGCACGCGGGCCGAGCGCAGCTACCATGGCAAGAAGCTGGGGGAAATCGTGGGCGACATTGCGCAGCGCAACGGTCTGCAGCTGCGCATGGATGACACCCTGGCTAACACCACGGTAGAGCACATCGACCAGACGCGCGAGAGCGATCTGCACTTCCTCACCCGCCTGGCCAAGAAGCACGATTCAGTGGCCACAGTGAAGAAAGGCCGCCTGGTGTTCAAGCCCATTGGCAGCACGAAGGCCACCAACGGCGACGACTTGGAAACCATCACCATCACTCGCGCCGATGGCGACCGGCACCGCTACCACTCCGCCGACCGGAACGCCTACAGTGGCGTTCGCGCCTACTGGCACGATCCGAACACCGCCGAAAAACGCAGCGTGCTGGTGGGCGAGCAGGAGAATGAAAAGCGCCTGAAAGACACCTACGGCAGCGAGGCCGACGCCATGGCCGCCGCGCGGGCCGAGCGCGGGCGCATCGAGCGCGGCCAAGCCACCATGGAATTGGATCTGGCCATTGGGCGCCCCGACCTGATGCCACAGACCCCGGTAGAGCTGAGAGGGTACAAGGATGTAATCAACGAAACGCCATGGCTGACAGTGAAGCTCACGCACCGTCTTGGGGATGGTGGGCTGACCACCCGCATGGAGATGGAGACGCGCAAAGCAAAGAAAAATTAGCCCATTGCATTTAGTGCAATGGTTGCACTACAATAAAACCACGCAATCGCAACGGTTGCAGCCGACGCCCGCCGGAAGCGGGCTCTCCGAGGAGATTCAAATGCAGACCAATTTCAAAGAACTGATGGCCGTGAAGTTTGCCGACGCCATGGGCCGCCTCAAGGCGCTGGGCCTGAAAGGTGAAATCACGGTGCAGCCTGGCGTGGTGATGATTGCAACCACTTGCAAATGGAGCGCTTCGCACTTTCGCAAAGGCATCAAGACCGCCTGCGCTCGCACCGGGGGAACCTGGGTGGAGAACCGCCCCAGCAAGGAGGCCCGTGTGTTCACGGTGGTGATTTGAGCGGCAAAAACAAGCATTGGCACCGGGAGTGGTCCCGGTTGCCTACCGGCAACCTGCAACACAGCAGCGGGGCCGAGTTCACCACTTCGGGCGGGGTGCGCCACATCGCCGCCACCTATGGCAAGTTCGCTGCTACGGAGGCTGCGCGCGGGGTGCCCGCACATGACCTGGCGGCCAGGCTGTCGCGGCTGGAGCGTGAGGGTGCACAGTGGGTTGAACGCAATCCATGAGAAAGTACGGTGCAACTATTGCACTAGTGCAACAGTTGCACTATGATTGGAGCATGCCAACACTAGCCCGCCTCGCGTCCTCTACCGTCACGATGTACGCAGCAGACCACCTGCCGCCACACTTTCATGTGCGCCTGAATGACGGCCGCGAAGCCCTGGTGGAAATCGCAACGCTGGAGCCGCTGACCACGCGGATTTCAAAGCGCGAACTATCCGACGCCCTGGCATGGGCTGCGGTAAACCAAGGCCTGTTGATGGCCAAATGGAAGGAACTGAACCCATGAGCAAGCAATTCACCCTGACGGCCGTAAAGGCCCTGGCCGATGGCGTGCTGGCGCTGACCTTTGCCGATGGCGAGCAGCTGCAGGTGGACGTGAAACCCATCATCAAGCGCCACCCTACCCTGCGCGAGCTGGCCGCGCCCGCCGTGTTCAAACGCGCTAAGCTGGGCGAATGGGGCGGCAGTGTGACGTGGGGCACCGATGCCCTGGAGCTGGCCGCCGACAACCTGCGCGCCCGCGCCGTTGAGCAGGCGGGTGGCTATTCGCATGAGGTCATATTGAACTGGATGGCCCGCCACGGCATGACGCTGGACACAGCCGCCGACGCGCTGGGCCTCTCGCGCCGGATGCTCGCCTACTACCGCAGCGGGGAAAAGCCCGTGCCGCGCACGGTGGCGCTTGCGTGCCTTGGCTGGGAGGCTGAGCAGCGTTTGGCCGCATAGATTCGGGCGGCCCTTACACGCTGCGCTGTGCCCTCCAAAACGCCCCACCAAGCCGAATGCTTGTGCCCCAGAACGAAACAACTGCTTACAGCAAAGCGATCAAAACGGGCGCAATCTACTGATTGTTTGATGACCCTTGAACGGGGTCAACTCGCTGTTCTACACAGCGACTTGCAACCTAGATCAGCTATGTGCATCAACATCACCCTTGCTGAGACGGTACCCGATGAGGCCTATGCGCACATCGTGGCTCTCACGCATCTATTACAGCAAACCGATGTCAACTTTAGGGGCCTCCCTATAGTGGTGGCGTGGGGCGATGTTACGGACGTCGCTCTCGTTGTCACCGACTCAGAGGACGAAATGCGAGAGAAACTCTTACGGCTTTTGGTGGAAGACGTATTGAAGATGCATTGAAAAGTGGAGCGCCTCGTCGCCGGTTTGAACTGGAAAGCAGAGCAGCAGCAAGCCCACAATTGCAGTTCAATCTGCGGTGTACATGACCATCATTTCGCGCGGGCTTTGGGCTCCGGGTGCGAAGAGCTGCAGCGTGATCAGGTGGCCCGTTGTCGATGGTTTCGTTGTGTAGGTCGCGGTCATCTTTATGCCGTGATACACGCTCGCATAAGTCACTGCGGTACCGGGTTCGGGCTGTTCCTGGCGGATGAGCTGGTGGGCTGCAGAAAATTCTGCCCAAGTAGCGCTGTTGCGCACCATTGAGAACGAACGCTTAATTTCTTCAATCAATTGCGCGCTGTATGAATCCATCGTGCCTTCTTACCCCCTTAATGCCAGCGCACTATGTACGCACCTATGTTGGTAGCCCGTAGAAGATTTTGCACATTTTTCCTATTCGGTCCATGCGAAGCATTGCACTCGCCGAATAGGTACCGCCTCCGTTGTGGCAATAGGCGTGCACCAGCTGAACTATCCCCGCACCCATGTTGGCAGGCCGTCAGACAACACGCACACTTTTTCTATCCGGCCCATGCGCAGCACGGCGCCTGCTGAATACGTGCCGCCCTGGTAATGGCACGCAGATGGCAGTTCGGGCGCTGCAGAGCTTCGCGTGGTGTCAGCGTCGAGCACTGCCGCCATACAGACCGATGCCAACACCGCGCTGACGGAGCCCAAAAAAAAGCCACGGCGATGGGGCCGTGGCTTACGTTTGATACGTATCTGTCGATGTGGGTCACTGCGTTGCCTGCAACCACCTGGCCAGCATCGTGGCCTATCACTACCTTCCCTTGTCCCTGCACGTTGTTCCTTGTTGTTGATGTACAGGAACAAATTTTTACATGCTGCACTCGCAGTGCGGCGTGAGAAGCCCCGTCGCTGTTGAGGTCCCGCAATTTCACCCAGGCCGGGCGGCGTTCGGTCAGGGCTTTGCAGGTGCAGCTGGCGCGGGCGCAGCATTGCCGCGCTCATAGCCCTGGGGAATGGTGATGATGATCGGCGCCGGTGTGGCAGCTTGGGCGGGTGCGCTGGGCTTGCCCGCGTTCCAGATAGCGCCCATCACCCCGATGACGCCAACCACGCCAATGGTGGCAATCCCAACCAAAGCGCCGTGGGTCCATCGGTGGTTGTCGGCGATGGCCTTGTGCATGTCCGCCTGGCTCTTTGCAATGTCCGCGCGCAACTCGGCCATATCGGCCCTTGTGGGGAGTTCCGCAATGGCAGATCGAATCCCCGCTACAGCTTCTTCGAGTTTGGCAACGCGTTCCATATCCCCATTATCTGGGGGCTGACCACCGGTTCGCAACTGCTTGCTGAACAGGTCAACTCCGTCGAAAACGTTGCTCATTCGGTGAAGTCCTCATCTACTTGGCGGGTGAGCATTGCCACTGTCACGCGCGTAGTTGCGGCATCAATGGACTGGGGGCCATTGCGCTCTTCTACGTGTATTGCATAGCTTCGCAGCGAGTCAGCGACTCGCTTCGCCCCTTCAGGCGATAGTTTCTGAAGCTCATCGAGCATGAAGGCCTGAGCCAGCGACAGGGTGGCAAGGGCGCTGGACAGCGTGCGTAGCGTCACGTCGTCAGTATTTGTGGCCATGACGATCAGTTCCTCTTTTGCTTACCGCCAACGGTGAATGTCATCGGCCCGGAAACGACCTGATCACCATTAACCTGCTGGCCCACGTCGCCGCCGATGGTGACGGTATTGCCGCCCGAGGCAGGCCCCTGCCCCACTTCTTGCAGGTAGCCACGCAGGACGGGGCTACCGCTGCGCCAGCGCGTCAGCAGGGTGGATTCAGCGTCACTCAGTCGCCCTTCGGAATCGCTGCTGCGCTTGCCCGTGACTATGTAGAGCACATCGGCGCCCTCGTCGGCAATGGCCTGCAGATAGCTTGCATCGGGGCTGCGCTCGCCTTTCTCGTAGTTGATCTGCGTGGCCTTGCCCACGCCGCCACGTGCAGCGAACTCCGTTTGGTTCAAGCCCATTCGGGTGCGCTCTTCCAAAAGGCGGGCGCCAATAGTCAAAATATTTTCTCCAAAACATTGACAGGTAAACGTTTGTTCACCACAATGCAAATACGTTGTAACCAATTCACTCCAGATAGTACATGCACAGCAACACCCCAGACACTGGCCTCGCGCCACGGATCGCCGTACAAGCGATGACCCTTGGTGATGAGCAATGGGGCCATGTGGCCTTTCACGTTCGATTCAGTGGCGACCACGCTCCCGGAGCCGAAGGCGAAGCGCTGCCCAGCATCTGTGCGGCGTTGGTCAGTGCCCTGTCGGCCCAGTTGCAGGTGCTGGTGCCGCAAGCGCAGATTGGCGTGCGCATGGTGGACTACGGATGGCATGAGGGCCTGTTTCATGCCGAGATGCAGAACAAGCTCACTGGGGCGGCACGGATAGAGGGCCAAGGTGGCCCGTCTCCGTGCCCCGCAACCCCCCCTTGCGCAACCCCCCTTGCGCAACCCGGCGAGCTTGCCCCAGCGGCGCGCCACACCCCTCGTCTCTTTCTGACGGTGGTCCCCGCAAACCGCACAAACGGTGTTGGCCCGATAACCGCTCTTGGCGTTGCGTGCGGCTACTACCGCACGCCCGAGCCGGGTGATGCCAACCAAAAAGCCACGGTGGTTACGCATTCCCGCTTGGTTCACCTGGACCCAGCGAGCCTGGGGGCTCTCGAAACTCGTTGTCATACACCTGCTGGCGAACCAGGTATTGGCCCAGATGGTTGTGCAGCTCCCACGCAATGGCATGCGGAAGGATCACCTCAGGAAGTTCCCGCAGGTTGCCCCCTTCAGGGTCTTGCACCGTCAGTTCCATGCGAAAGGACGAGTCCTGCACAAGGCTCAGGGTTGTGATCGGCCGCGCCACTTCCATAGGCTTGTTTTCTGGCGGCCCAACCATTTCGGGTTGCATTGAAATTTCTCCTTGAGGTTTGAATGACCATGTTCACTTCGCTGACTACCCCGCCCGCTGCCCGCCAGGCCGCCCCCGGCCCTGCCCTGGCACCCGACCGCCTGGTGCACGACAAGCCCATTGCCCTGCGCCTTACGCAAGCCGAGCGCGACGAAGCCTTCCTGCTGGCGGGCGAGGAAAGCCGCAGCGCCAGTAGCTTTGCACTGCATGCCTACCGCCTGGGCGTGGCCGAGCACAAGCGCCGCCGCGCTGCCCTTGCTGCCAACGCCTGAAAGCCGCCACGCTGTGCCACGCCACCCCTTCATCATCCTGAGAGCGCGCCGACTGGGCCTGACCTTTGCCCGCAAGGGCGCCGCCCCAATGGCGAAGAACCTGCAGCAAAGCCAGCTGCCCGCCCAACGTGGCGCCAATCTCTTTGATGCCATTGTGCTGACCTTCGTGCAAGCGAGCGCAGAGCTAAAGGCCGTTTGTGCGCACTACGTCACGCCCACTGCAGCTATTGAGGACAGCAACCCATGCGAATGATGTGCCCGCACTGCAAACAGAACGCCTACACGCGGCATTCTGGCCAGCTGACCAACACCAGCCGCGAGACGATCTTCTACTGCCGCAACTACGAATGCGGCCACGTGTTCAGCGCCGTGACGGAAATCAACCGCACGATTTCCCCCAGCGCAACGCCAGACCCCACGGTGGTGCTGCCCATGTCATCCCACATCAAGCGTGCATTGCTACAGCAGCAGCTGCAGTCGATGCCATCGGCTGACTACCAGCCGCGCCATGGTGGCTTTGTGACCGGCGACCTTTTCGCAGCGATGCCCGCCGCCGGGTAGCGCCCTCCCCCTCCCTTTTCCAAACGTCTGACGGTGCCCCTTTGGGGGCCTCGCGGGGATTCGTTCGCCTTGTGTTTTTTGGAGTTGCCATGCGTTTGATTGCTTTTCGCGTAACCCTGCTGGCATGCGCCGTGGCTGTGCCGGGCGTGGCCATGGGTGCTGCCCCTTTGCTTTGGCTGGCCATTGCTTTGGTGGTGGTGGGCTTGGCGGCCATCGTGGCCGCGCTGGCGGGGGTTGCCCCATGAGCTGCTACCGCGTGACGCACATAGACGTGCACCACCGCCGCCGCCGCATGCGTGTGCAGGCGTTGAATCGCGCCGGGGCTGTGGCCTGGGTTGAGCAGCTGTACGGCGATGCCTGGTACATCGCGGCGGTGCGCGAGGCTGGGGGCCGCTGAGCATGTCTGAGGCTATGCGCCCCGAGCCGCTGCATTCACCCATTGCACAGCTGCACTATGCGCGGCTGTTCGGGGTGGGCAATGGATCCCTGCGAGATGAGTTCGTGAAGGTGGCCAGCCAGAAGCGGTGGTCAGACGCGGAGTCCCGCGAGTGGGCGCGCATGGCGGAAACCCACCGCATGGTGTTGATGTTGCTTGCTGGCCTGGATGGTGATCTGGAAGCACTGGCGCAGCGCGGCTGGCGCGAACTTCCAGAACCCGAGCGCGAGCGTGTGAAGTCTGAGGCGCGGTTTGCGCGGCGCGAATTCAGCCGCCTGCATGCACTGACGGGGCGGTGGTGATGGCCAAGCGCAATCAGTACCAAGACTGGAGCACCGTTGAGCGCTGGCAGGCCAACACGCTGGCCGCCAAGCTCACGGCCACCCTGCCCACGCAATGGGCCGATGGTGTAGCCGAGCTGCGCCGCTCGCCGCCTGACACGCCTGTATGGCAACGCAACAGTGCCTGGCTGGAGCGCCTGCAAAACTTCAAGGCCCAGCACGGCGACGCGCTGCACTGGAGCATGAGCGACGCCGACATTTGCGAGCGCGCGCAGGCCGTGGCCGAGGGTGTGGCGCGCTTGATGGACCTGTGGCCCGAGCCGCTGACCGAGGCCGAGCAGGTGGTGCTGGTGCGCACGTCTTGCAAGCTGATGGACGTGGAGCCACCCGAGGCCGACACGCCAAAGGGCGTGATTGGCAAAGGCCAGGACGTGGCGTTCTGGCGCAAGCGCCTGCGCCAGAAGGTAGCGCGGGTGCGCGAGCTGGGCGCCATCAAGCTGGGTGTGGTGAACCACCAGAAGGGTGGCTACTGCAGCAACGCGGCAGTGGAGAACCGCCAGCAGCAGCTGGCCCGCGCTGCGGCCATGATGGAAAACACCTTGGTGCGCAATGAGGCTGGGCAGGTGTACCGCCTGGGGGAGCTGGCCAAGCTGGGCGTGTCTGACCGCGACGTGCGCCGGGGCGAGCTGATGGTGCGCATTCGCGGCTGCGAGGAATACGCCGACGCGGCGGGCCATGTGGGCCTGTTCTTTACGCAGACGTTGCCAAGCCGGTTCCACGCCATGCTGGCGCCCCCAAAGGGCACGCGCCTGCCATCGCGCAAGAACCCTAAATATGACGGATCAAGCCCGCGTGAGGGGCAGGCCTGGTTGTGCAAGCGGTGGGCCGATGCCCGCGCAGCGCTGGACAAGGCGGGCGTTCGGTTCTACGGCTTTCGCGTGGCCGAACCGCACCACGATGGATGCCCACACTGGCATTCGCTTTTCTGGTTCCAATCTCGCGAAGAAGCGCGGCTGGCGTCGGTCATCATCCGCCAGCACTGGCTCAAGCCCGAGGACGACGAGTTCCCCGAGGTGAAGTGCAAGAAGACCCGCGCGCACCTGCAGACGCGCCAGCCAGGCGCCCGCAAGAACCGGGTGAACGTGAAGTGGCTGGATGCGGGTGGCGCTGCGGCCTACATCGCCAAATACGTGGCCAAGAACGTGGGCGGGTCGTACCAGATCAACCATCTGGACGGCCAGGGCGAGGGCCACGCGCAGGGCCAGCTGTTCGATGTGGATGCGGGCGATGTGCCCGGCTATGTGCGGGTGGACGCCTGGGCTGCGACCTGGGGCATTCGCCAATTCCAGCCCATCGGCCAGCCCAGTGTGGTGGCCTGGCGCGAGATGCGCCGCGTAACGCACGATCAAGTGGAGCAGGCTCGCATCGAGGGCGACACCATCGCATGGCGCATCTATGGCGCCGTGCACCGGGTGGGGTCCATCAAGGCCGATTGGCGCCGGTTCATGGAGCTGATGGGTGGCCCATGCCGCAAGCGCGGCGAGTGGGCCATGACAGTGGCGCACCGCGAAACCCAGACCACGAACCGCTACGGCGAGGACGTGGAAAAGAAAGTGACCGTGGGCCTGGCGCTGCAGTCGGGCCGGTGGCTGATCTCGCGCCGCCAGGCGTGGAACCGGGTGGCCGATGGCCGCCAGGACCCCGAGGCCCGCGCCGCGAAGTCGGCGCCTTGGACTTGTTTCAATAACTGTAGAGCGCGCCTGACCGGCGAACTACGCAGAGCGTTTTTAGGCCGGGGCCGTCACGAAATCGAGGACTGGACCCCGCAGCCCGAACCCCAGCAGCAGCCAGGCCGGCCCGCTGCGCCCCCTTCCCCCGAGTTTTTTCAACCCTGAACCACCGCAGGAGGTATGACCGTGCCCGCAAAACTGACCATGCCCACGCTGGGCCTCACCAATCCGCGCTTCCGGTATCGCAACGCCAGCAGCACGGACATATCGGAAACATTCAAGCGTGCCCGCCGCGCCATGGCCAAGGCGAAGCGCGACGCGGAAACGGCCCAGCAGGCGCTGGAACTGGAGCCCGTGGCCGAAACAGCGGCGGCCGTGGTGGTGGCGATGCCCAGGCGTGTGCGGGGTGCCGCGTGAACGTGCAGGCCCTGGCCCAGCTGGTTCCACCGCTGCGCGGCTGCGCGCTGTGCGCCCACGGCATGGACCGTGACGGCGTGCGCCACTGCTACGCCCCGGCAGTGCGCCAGGTATTCGGCGTACATCCGGTGGCCACTGCCCGCAGCTGCGTGGAAGCCTGCGGCCCTGGCGCTGCCCACATGCACATGGACGCATGGGGCGCCACGGCATGACGGCCCCCACCGCCGCCGCTTTGCGCGCCGCCCTGCAATCCATGGTCCGTCTGCCGGCCTGCCGCGAATGGCCCTCCGACTTCGAAGCCGTGATGGCTGACCCGGTGCGCATGCGCCTCGTTCGGCTGCAGGCCACGTTCCTGACGCGCGTTGCCGCCAAGAAGACGGCGGCCCGCTCGCCCCCTCCCCCGCCGATGGCCATGCGCCCGCCCTGCTTTGACCGCAAGAGGGCAGCAGCTGGCGACCTAGACGACTGATTCACATGCACAGAGAGAAATCATGAAACAACCCCTGATAGTTGCCCTCACCGGTAAGCCGGCCGCCGGCAAAAAAACAATCGCCTCGATGCTGGCTCCTGGCCAGGGATTTGCGGCCGTGTCGTTCGCTGAGGCCGTACAACGCGACGTTGCACAAGCCTGGCGCCTTGACGTGCGCTTGCTGTCTGAACCCCGCTTGCACAACACCCCTTTGAACGCCCTGGCTGCGGGAGTCTGCAGCGACCCTGCTTTCATGCTGTGGCTCACGGATGGTGGCGAGATCCTGCCGCCGCCGCGCACCCCGGCATGGGCCATGCAGCGTTGGTCGGAGTTCCGTTGCCGGTTCATCCCCGATTACTACTGCCGCCAGGTTGAGCGCCAGATCGGCCGCTTGGTGGGCTGCGGCTGGTCGCGCATCGTTGTGCCTGACATGGTCACCACGGCGCAGGAAAAAATGCTGCGTCGGCTTGGCGCAAAGGTGGTGCGCGTTCATCGCATTGACTTGGCCGCCGCGCCAGCGCAGCCCGCCGACTGCGCGCCAGTGCTCACCATCAAGTCGCACGCGGACATCGAGAACACAGGCTCGCTGGAAGGGCTGGGCGCCGCCGTCATGGAGTGCATCGACTTTTTGGAGGTGCTGGTGCTGGCTCCCTGCGACCGATCAATGGCAGAGGTCGCTGAATGAAGGCCGCAACAACGGTTGCCGTGAAGCCAGCCTACTACAACGAATTTGACAAATTTGCAGCTCAATGGCTGCGCAACCTTATCGCCGCGGGGCACATCGCGCCGGGCGATGTTGACGATAGGAGTATTGAAGATGTTCGACCGAGCGACCTTGACGGATACACACAGTGCCACTTCTTCGCTGGCGTGGGCGTCTGGTCTTACGCCCTTCGGCTCGCAGGATGGCCAGACGACAGACCTATTTGGAGCGGTTCCTGTCCGTGCCAACCTTTCTCCGAAGCAGGCCAAGGCACTGGGTTTGATGACCAGCGGCACCTGTGGCCGCACTTCCACCACCTCATCCGCGAGCGCCGCCCTGCAGTCGTCGTTGGAGAGCAAGTTGCGAGCAAAGATGCTGCCCCTTGGATCGACCTTGTATGCGCTGACGTGGAAGCCCTGGGTTACGCCTTCGGAGCGGTCCCGTTTCCGTCTGCGGGCATCGGTGCGCCGCACATCAGGGACCGTCTCTACTGGGTGGCCGACACCTTTGGTGAACAACGCGCGCGGGCCGCAAAAAGGGCCAGGCCGCGAGGGCGGCATGTGCCTGGGCATGGCCGCTCACATGTCGGGCTGGCCTACCCCGAACAGCACCATAGTGGATGCCAAGCCGAACCCACCAATAACGGTCAGGCGACGGCCCACGGACCCACAAATCAGCACAGCGGATATTGCCGTCCACCTGTGCGGCTGGCCGACACCCACCACAACGAACAACGGCAAGGGGGAGCTGCCCCAGGCAAAAGCCAATCGGGGAATGAATCCCGGTTTGAACCCAGCGGATGCGGCCCTGTTGACGGCTTGGAGCTGCGATCGAGGCCCGGCCAGGTTAACGGCTTCTGGGCTGATGCTGACTGGATCTTCTGCCGGGATGGCAAGTGGCGGCCTGTTGAACCCGGCACACAGCCGCTGGTTGATGCGTCTCCCTCCCGAGTGGGACGCCTGCGCGCCTACGGCAATGCCATCAACGCAGAAGCGGCACGCGTCTTCATTGAAGCGGTGATGGAGTGCGCACCATGATGGGAGAACTATATGCAAACCGTTGAAAAAGTCGTGCCACTGCTGCGCCTGCCGAGCGTGCTGCAAGCCACAGGGGTGGGCCGAACCACCCTATATGAACGCATCAAGGACGGGCTGTTCACGCCGCCCATCAAGCTGGGCGTCCGCGCATCCGCCTGGCCGGCTAACGAGGTGCAAGCTTTTAACGATGCAGCCATTCGGGGATTCAGACAAGAAGAGGTGAAGTCGCTGGTATCCGCGCTCATGCAAAGCCGTAGACCCATTTCCTAGAAATTGCCCACTATCACTTCATCGACAAGGCTTTGGTCACCAGCGATGATGGACAGTAAATGAAACACCAACGGAGGGATGCGAATGTCAATCAATGCAGGCGATTTGTTCAGACATCTTGAAAAAAAGCTCCATAGTCAGACTGACGAAGAGTTGGCCCAAGCGCTCGGTATGAGAAAAATTCAGATGCAGGCTTGGCGCAGCGAAGGCAAGGAACTGAGCGCACTTCAAGTCGCAAACATCGTTTCGAAGGCCACGGAGCACACGAAGCAGCACATTCACCGGACCGCAATTCGAGCAATTGTTGAGTTCTTCCCAATCACGCCCACTCCCACCAAGGCGGGAGCAAATCAACTGCGAGTATTTGATGCGGCTGCAGACAAAGGGCGATATAGCACTGAGTTGCAAAAGGTGCTCAATGCAACCAAGGCGGGTATCTATATTTTCTATGACACCCGGGGAAGAGCGCTCTACGCGGGGCAGACGAAGAAGCAAAACATCTGGAAAGAGATGAATCTCGCGTTTAACCGGGATCGCAGCACTCAAGTCATGACTCTGGTTAAACACCCAATCAACAACGTGGAGTTCAAACCAGCGCATCAGTATGTACGACAGCCGCACGACAGGATGCTGCGCTTACATGATTTGGCTGCATATTTCAGTGCCTACGAAATCATTCCCGAAATGGTTGACGACATAGAAGCGCTGCTTGTTAGAGCCTTCCCCAACGATCTTTTGAACTTCAAGATGGAACGGTTTGGCAAAGGTATCAGCAAGGATGAAAAGGCTAAGTCCCTCCCCAAAGCGAAAGCAATAGGGAAGGAGTAACTATTGCGGTGGCGCACTACGACTCAAACTGACGCTGCACGAATTGGTAGTGTGATGGGCCGGCCGCGCATCCCGTCAAGGTGATCCGCCCAGAGCTGCATCAATGCGGTGCGCTGGGGTAGATACTGTGCGTGGTTGTAGGCGGCGCTCACGCGGTCCCGCTCTTGGTGGGCTAGCTGTAGTTCAATGACGGCATGTTCCTGGCCAAGCTCATGCAAAACAGTCGAAGCAATGCCACGGAACCCGTGGCCGGTCATTTCCCCTTTGTAGCCCATGCGGTACAGCGCAAACAAGATCGCGTTGTTGCTCATGGGCTTTTCGTGATCATGGCCACCGGGGAATAGCAGGGCATTGCCGGTGCCAACCAGCTGCAGCGCCTGCAGCACTTCAACAGCCTGGCGCGAGAGGGGCACGATGTGCTCCGTTTTCATCTTCATTCGTGGGGCAGGTATCCGCCACTGTGATGCCGCCAGATTGAATTCCACCCATTCCGCCTTGATCAGCTCGCTGGTGCGCACGAACGTGAGGGCCATCAGGTGGATGGCCAGGCGAGTGCGAATGTGGCCCCGGTAGTCGTCCACGTCGCGTAGCAGCTGTGGCAACTTCGCGACATCCACCCGCGCATAGTTCTGCTCGCGCACCGGCGCCAGCACGTCGCCAGGCTGTATGTCGCCCGATGGGTTGTGTTCGGCCAGGCCGTGCCCGAGGGCATAGCGGAACACCTGGCCCGAAATTTGGATGGCGCGCCGCGCCAGGTCGTGCGCGCCGCGCTGTTCAACCTTCTTGGCCAGGGCCACGATCTGCGGCGCCTTGATCGAGGCAATGGGCAGCGCGCCAATCTGCGGGAAAACATCCAACTCCATCCGGCGCAGCACCTGGTCGGCGTGTTTTTTGGTGCGCGTGCGCGCCCAGCTCGCATGCCAGGCGCGGGCCACCGTTTCAAAGGAGTTATCGGCCGCCACCGCACTTGCGCGTTTCTGCGCCTGGCGGTTTGCCGAGGGGTCGATGCCGTCCACCACCTGGCGGCGCGCATCGTCGCGGGCCTTGCGCGCCTGCAGCAGTGACACCTCGGGATACACCCCAAGGCTCAGGCGCTTTTCTTTGCCGTCGATGCGGTACTTGAAACGCCACCATTTGCCGCCCGATGGGGCGACCTCAAGGTATAGGCCATCAGCGTCGTACAGCTTGCGAGCTTTTTCCGAGGGCTTGGCCGCCTTGATTGCGGCGTCTGTGAGGGGCAT